GTGTCCTTCCTTGTGTCCTTCCTTGTGTCCTTCCTTGTGTCCTTCCTTGTGTCCTTCCTTGTGTCCTTCCTTGTGTCCTTCCTTGTGTCCTTCCTTGTGTCCTTCCTGCGCGTTTCGCGGGCAGACGGCCCGCGAAAGCTTTTTGCGGTTTAACAATCTCTTTACTGTTGAAAGGGTTGACAAGAGCAAAAAGGTATGGTATAATATATTCAGAAAGTGAGAGAAAGGAAGGAACCCAACAATGAAGATGATGAGCAACGAGAGCACCCTGATGAGCAACTACAACATGGCCGACATCCTGACCCCTGCTGAACTCGACGAACTCCTCGAAGGCCTCGACTGGGGCGACGAGGACGACGCCGACGAGTAAAGGAAAGGCCGCGAAAGCGGCCTTTCTTTTTTCATAGGAACCCGGTTAGTTGTAACTAACCATACCCCATACTCCCCCATTTTATTATACCATATTTTTCCGGACGTGTCAAGTTAATTATTTATGAAGTCGCTTCGGCTTTTAAAACGCTTTAAATGGAATCGCAAGCGCCTACATTCTGAAGCACTCAAATACTTGCAACGTTAGCGGATTCATGAAAGCAGTAAAACCGCGAAACATTTCAACCGCGTACAATTGAATCATAAGCCTGAAAGTATAGTTAGTTATAACTAACCGACTATTGCATGACTTCCTTATTTTAAACCGCTTGAAAGTCTTTCGTTGACTCATTCACGCGCCAACAAACTAACCATTTAGTTAGTTAGAAAAATACTTGCATCTGCAAGTATTTTTCTGCTACCTGTTTAGTCACCCACTTTAGCGCTTTAAACTGCTAAAGTGATGCGTACCATTGAAAGCCGAAACGAAAAAACTTTCGTTTTTTCGTGCTGCCGATGGAAAAAACTATCATGCCGTACTAAACCCGGTTAGTCACAACTAACTCGACTATCCCCCGATATTATACCACTGCAATGTTAACTCTGTACGTTGAAAAGTATGACAAAACTATGACATTTCAAAAGCCTGACCGCAAGAAAAAATTTGGCCGCGCTGGTGCGATTTAACACAATTATGCTTTTTCTTTCCGGTTTTTTCTGCTATAATATACTTGTAAGAACGAAAGGAAAGAGGTGCCCACGATGACCCTGAACGACTTCATGAATGCCTATAATGCACAAGCGACTTGCCACAATTACATTGTGGCCTATCCTGAAAGTGATGGATGGTATTACATCGTCTACCTTCACGATTGCAACCTTCCGGCCTTCATCCTGAAAGAAGACCACGAAAGCACGACAGGCGCCTTCACGGTGCGCGTGAAAGTCTCCACGAAAGCTAAAGCGATTTTCAAGAACAAAGCTCACAAGCTGGCCACGGTGGAAGAAGTCGAAAGCTACTTGAACAACCGCCATTACAAACGCATTAACCGCGGCGATTGCGTGGAAGCCTACATCACTGAAAAGCTTGCCGGTCTTGAATGGAATCACAACGGCAAAAACTTCAAGGAAGGCGGCGACGTAAAACTGAACGGCATCGACTACCAAATAAAAGCCCACAATGCCACAATCACAACCCTGAAGAATCTGACCGCGTAAAGCGGTCAGATTCCCCCGAATCAGTAAACGTCAAAGATGGTCAAATTTTTGTACGTGGGGCCTGCGGTCACGACTGAAAAAAATAGACAAGTCGGGAGGGTGGTCACGACTAAAAAAATCGATTAAAATTTGGGTACCCGCCTGCCTATTTTTTTCAGTCGTGAAATTAGAACCCGGTGAGTTATAATTTTCATGGGCCTTGCCTAAAACCCTGAAAGTGAAAGACGGGCCCGGATAGAATCAGGCCCAACGCCTTTGCATACCCTAAGCTCTCCAGGGGCCTGCCCAAATTCCACCAACTTTTTTAAAAATCAACTTTTTAAACACTTGACTTTTTCCCGCAAATATGATATAATACATAATAGGGGAAACCCTAGGAGGTGCTCTATGAAAAAACCCTATTCCCTTAATTATGATATTGAACGTGACACCGACCGGCTACAAGCTGTTCGTAACATATTAGACCAATTAGCAAATGACCCGTCTCAAAATGAATTGGAGCAAATGGCCAATTATATTTTGTATGGCAAGGATGAAAATGGAAAAAATGCAGTTCAGCGGAAAGAAGCCACAGATTCCTCAACCCGTTACTCCTCATTTAAGCGAGCCGCAGATAAAGTTCAGTCCCTTGACGCAATTCTAGATAATCCGTTAGCAGACCAGCAAACGCTCCAACGCCTTGAAGAAGGCGAACGCTACATTTATACGAAGCCTAAGCCAAAAATTCAAAGGCCAAAATATGCCAAAGATGGCACACTACTTGACCCAGGCGATAGCCTTATTCCAGGTATGCAAGACCTGTGGGATTCTATTGACAAACTTGAGCGATGGCTTGCGATTCAAGAAGGACGTTTGCCCGCGCAAGAAGGCGACATCATACTTGATAGCTACTCGACGTACAAACTGCGCCACCAACTTATTGATGTAAGGAGACACCAATACTATTTGAAGGATGCATACAACCCACCCATTCATTTCACTGCAATTGTGCAACCCAAGCCTCAAACCTACAACTGGGACCGCGATTCCTTTTATTGGATGGACGTTGTAGAATGGCGTCGCCGCACGCAAAATGCCCTGTTACACACAATAAAGCGCAACGTAGAAGATTATGAATGGCGCATTAATCCCGACACAAAAAGATTGGAAGCAAAATGGATTGTGCGGCGACATACCTTTGATTGGGAAAACCCACAACACATTCGTGCCCTCATTCCTTACTACAGCGACATTTATATGCAGTGCCAAGAAAAATTGGAAAGTTGGGGCCGCACCCTAATTTATGATTTTGACCGCTATCAAGATATGGCGCAACTTTCTCCCGCGCGCCAATACATATTGACGAGAAGAATTGATAGAGCTACGTATCAAGAAATTGCGGACGAGCTTCAGCAACATTTTGGCCTTAAATACAATTTGAATCATTTAACAATGATTGCGAATAAAGAAATACCAGAAAAAATTGCGGAAGCCGCGGTTAAGCACCGTTTGCTATCGGATCCAACCATTCCTAAAAAGAAATGCTATACGTGCAAAAAAGAATTCCCAATTCATCCGCTTTTCTTTGGCTCAAACCGTAGCCATAAAGATGGCTGTTCTTCTAGTTGTAAGGCATGTGAAAGAGCCCGTCGTATTGCAAAGGGAACACAACAAAAACATGACGGCCGCAGTAAAGACATTCCTAAACAAGGTGATAAAATATGACAGATGAAATTAAAGTAAGGAAGTGCATTAAGTGCAGACAAGAAAAACCAGAATACAATTTTCAAAGAACCCCCAGCAACTTTTTCCCTGGCCATCGTTCTTTAATTTGCACTTCTTGCTATGAAACAATGATTAAACAAGACAACCTAGGAGAAGTTGACAGATTATGCCGTTTTTTAGATGTGCCATTCGACATTAATAAGTGGACACAACTTTATAAGATACATAAAGACCATACGTTAACTGCCTACTTTAATACGTTATTAGACGATCATTATCAGGCTTTGCAATGGGCTGATGAAAATGAGAGATGGAGATTAGCCCGCGAAGAAGACTCGATTGATGATGAAGTTGAAGTGCTAAATGAAGCGCGGCTACGTAAATTAAAAAAAGCATGGTCGCCAACCTATACTGAAGAAGATCTTTTCTTCCTAGAAAACTATTATAATAAAATACTTGCAACACAAAATGTTTCTACTCCTATTCTTCAAGAATACGCACGTGACCTATGTGAAATTGAGTTAAGAATTAAGAAGGGACTGCGGGAGGGGGCGGATATAAAAAAGGATATGGACGCCCGCGATAATATTATTAAGATAGCACATTTTGAAGCGACCAATGCAAAGAATGCGGCAGATTTTGAATCAGTTGGAGAACTTATGGTTTACTATGGTAAGAAAGGCTGGCATCCAAAGTGGCATACTGAGCCGCAAGACTCCATCGACTTTATGATGCAAAATATTCAAAATTATTTGAAACGCCTAACAATTAATGAAGGCAATTTTGCAGAACAGGTTGAAGATAAACGTGAGCGCTATAATATTACAGAACGGTTAGAAGAGGTAGAAAATGAGGCTGTAGAGTTTGATGAAACCGCGAATATTGAATACGAAGGAGAGGATGATTTGGAGAGTGATTTAGATGGAAAAGCAACAAGCTGAGCCAATTTTGCGAGACGGCATCCCAATTGAAAAAGGTGTCGTTCTTACAAAAGAATACTTAGACGCTAATCAAGAACTTTTTACAAGTTATTTGAATTTTTGGATTCTCTATCCTGATCTTTATCTCGATACTATTCAAGACTCAGAAGATGCCAAACATTTTCATCTTTTTCCTTTCCAACGTATTGCCTTGCGGGCAAGCCTACGCTATCGCTACCATTTCTGGACTGCTACGCGCGCGACTTCAAAATCATTTACAGGCTATCTTAGCGCTGTAGTGCGGGCCGTGCTATTACCCCGCTCTACAATTATGATTGCTTCAGATGTAAAGGGTACGGTAATTAAAATTGCACAAGCAAAGTTTGAAGAGATTTTCAGACATTGGCCTTTATTGCGCAATGAATTAGCGACAAGAGAAGAAGATGGCAAAACCGGTCAAAAAACCAGTGGCAATTACTATGAATTATATTTTAAAAATGGTAGCATGATTTCTGTTGTTTCTAAAGACACTAGCCGCGGCTTAAGAGCCACAGCAGCAATTCTAGAAGAGGCCGCTTTAATTGATGAAGTGCCATATAATGAAGTACTTGTTCCTCAGATGAATATTAAAAGAAGAGAAGTGGATGGAACATTAAATCCCGAGGAGCCTTCAAGCGCGCAAACATTCATCACAACTAGTGCTCCACGTACCGTATTTATGTATAGTAAATTAATTGAATGCGCGGTTAATGCTGTTTTGCGGCCAAACGAGTATTTTTGCTGGGGACTTAGTTATGAAGTCCCGTTACATTATGGGCTATTAGATAAAGCAACTCTAATGGATCAAAGATACTCTAATACTGTATCAGAAGAAAGCTTTGCCCGCGAAAATTTATCAATTTGGACAGGTAACTCAAAAGAAGCGTGGTTAGATTCGAAAAAAATTGCTAGCCGTAGAACTTTATTAAAATGTGAGCGGAAAGCACAAGAAAATCCAACTAATCCAGATACTTTTTATTTGATAGGGGTGAAACGTTTGCCCCGCCTACTAGTGATAGTAGGGCAATAAACTCTTTAAAAGCTGGAAAATCCGAATGTCTTGATTTACTTAATAATTAAAATCCTCAATTATTAAGTTACGAAAGTAGAAACAAAAATCAAGAAGGCATATGAAGTGATTCTAAGTGCTATTAAAGGACAATCAGCACCAATCTAATGAGGTGATAATATGAAAATTGTTTCTATTAATGAAGTAGAACAACGAATAAAAGATAGGTTTCCTAATCAACCTTTTGAAATTATTAATTATACTAGAATGACACAATCTTTTACTATTCGTTGTTTAAAGTGCGGTGAAGTAAAAACTTATTCAAGTTGTCGTAATTTTTTAATATCGAGTTCTAAAAATAAAACCAATTTATGTGCTTGTTATAATTCAAATAATTTATTAAATAAACATTATCAAAATCAAGAAAAAATCTTACAATTATGTCAAGAAAATGATGATATTGATTTTTTAAGTTTTGGTTATAGAGAACGAACAAAAAAATATAGTGTTAACGTTCTTTGTAAAAAATGTAATCAAATTTTTAATAAAGATTGGAATACATTTTTGAATAATCAAACTTGCCCATATTGTTATTCAAGACATAATGTAAATACTCAAGGATTTAAAAAAGTATTGCCTGAAGATTATGAATTAATTAGTGACTATACTGGCACAGAAAATAAAGTTTTAATTAAACATGAATGTGGTTTTATTTGGAGTGTTAAACCGCACAATTTTATACAAAAAATAAATTCTGGATATATAGGTTGCCCGCAATGTAATCATAAGCGGAGTCAAGGAGAATTAAAAATCGCAAATTGGTTAAAAGCCAATAATATAATCTTTTTAGAAGAACAAATATTTTTATGGTCTTCTAATCCTAAATTTAGATATGATTTTTATCTCCCCAAAAATAATTTAATTATTGAATACATGGGAAAACAGCATTATGAAGAAGTAGAATTTTTCCATGATACACTTGCTGAAAGACAGCAACATGATAAAGTTAAACAGCAAGAGGCTGAAGAACATGGAATTCATTATTTAATTATTCCTTATACAGAATTTAAAAATATAGAACAAATTTTACAAGATTGGTTCAACGACTATCCTGAAAAGGAGTAGGAAACAAGCGTTTGGTTTCCGAAAGAAGAGTTATCTTAATAGATAAAAATATAGTCTCAACTATATGGAAACATATAGCAGTTCATAAAAGAACGCATATAATGTAGCGAATTATATGGAAGATATTTGTGACGTAGCTCGTTATGCAGCAAATACTGCAGTAATGGTTTTTAAAGTATTGCCACAACAAAATGATTTCAAAAAAAATGTGGTATATACAGAAGTCATTCATGGCGCTAATTATATTACTGAACAAGCACCGCGGCTAAAAAAGCTAATTCAGTTATATCATCCGCGAGAAATGGTGATGGATGGTAACGGTCCTGGTATTGGTTTATTAGACGCAATGGCTTTGCCTTCTGTTGACGCAAAAACTGGTGAGCAATTCCCTCCTTATTACGTATTTAATAATGAGCATCATTTACCTCCTGAACTTAAAGTTGAAGTAAATGAACCTCGCGCAGATTTAAACGCAATTATTTATGATATTAAAGCTGGAGCTTCAAATGATGACTTAATTCATTCAAATTTCTTTTCTCAGATTAATAACGGTACAGTTTCTTTTCTTGCTCATGAACGTATTGTTAAAGATAAATTACTAGAAACTAAAAAGGGACGAAAAATGTCACTTTATGATAGGCGCGTATATTTATTACCGTATGAAATGACATCTCGTCTTATGGATGAATTAAATAATTTGAAGTTAAAGCCAACTGGAGTACAAAATCAATTTAAGGTTGAACGTATTTCTAGATCTATTGAAAAAGACCGTTTTTCTGCGCTAGAATACGGAATGTATCGTATTAAATATTATGAAGATAAAGCTCTTCAAAAGAAAAAGAGAAAAAATATGAGTCAATATGCTTTTTTCAGCCCTAGAAAGAGGGGGTGATAGTTTATGGAAAAAACTGTTCAGAGGAAACGCGATTTCTCACAGTTTAAAATACAAATGGCTGATATATATAAGCGTTTAGCGCCAATTGATGGTAGAATGTCTTACTATCGTTGGAATAATTCTAATGCTAATCCAGTGTCACAACGTGATTTTACATTAGAAGAAATTGAAGAAATCATTCGTTCTGGTGATTTAGAAAGTTTACGTGAATTATCAAGATACTATTATCGCACTAATAGTGAATATCGCAATAATATTGATTTTCTTGCACATTTACCTCTGTATGATACGGTTGTGATACCGCTTTTAAAAGAAGGTAAAGGATCACAAGCTCAAATTTTAAAGACATTTGAATCCGCGTGTAAATTTATTGAGACTCTTGATATTCCAAATACGTTTTCACGTATTACTACTGAATGGTTAAAGACGGGCGTATATAACGGTATTTTAAGGGAAGATGGTGAAAAGGCTGTTATTCAAGATTTACCCTTAGAATATTGTAGGACACGTTTTAAGGATTTTAATAATTTAAATATTCTTGAATTTAATTTAAATTATTTTTTACACATTGCAGATGAAAAAATACGTGATGAAATAGTTGAAACTTTTCCTAAAGAAATTCGAGAAGCTTGGGCCGCATTCAAAAAGGGTCAGTTAATTGATCCTTGGGTACTAGTAACTGCCGCGGGTGGGGGTATATGTTTCACAAATGCAGATGATCCTACTCCGCTCTTAATTGCTAGTATACCTGATCTTAAAAAATTAAAAGATGCAGTGAGCCGCGAGGAAAAACGCGATGAAAATGAATTATATAAATTATTAATTCAAAAAATGCCCATTGATAAAGATGGTGAGTTAGTTTTTGAATTAGAAGAAGTTGCAGATATTCATTCATCCGTTGCTAATATGCTAAAAGATATCGATACCGTTGACGTCTTAACTACTTTTGGCGATACTGATTTAGAAAGCTTACAAGAGTCTTCTGCGGCTACTCAATCCGCTGATAGGATTGAAAAATATAAAAAGAATGCTTGGGATGCTCTTGGCCGCGGTTCAATCCTATTCAACGCTGAAGGTAGTTCTTCATTAGCTTATTCTATTAAAAAAGATGAAGCGTTAATGATCGGCTATTTAAATGTGTATGAAAGTTGGCTCAGATTCCATCTTAATCGCTTATTCGCGCGAAAAGGACTTGAATTTGATTTTGAAATACTTCCAACTACTGTCTTTAATCGTCAAGATTTACAGCAAACTTATTTCCGTGGTGCGCAATATGGTTATTCGAAAATGTTTGCTGGTGTTGTTATGGGTATTAAACAGCGTGATCAGATTAGTTTAATGGACTTTGAAAATGAATTCTTGCAAATGTCTACAAAAATGGTACCATTACAATCTTCTTATACTACTTCTGGCACTGCTGTTGCAAATGAAGAAAAAAATAATTCTTCAGCACAAACAACAATAAAAACGCAGGTGTCTAGCGACATAGATAATAAGGGAGGCCGCCCAGAACTTCCTGACGAACAAAAATCAGAAAAAACTCAAGCCAATATTGCGGCTGCGGGTTAAGGAGAATTATTATGGATAAGAAAATACCAATTTATTTTGATACTATTATTCTAGATTCTCCCGTTCAAGAAATTTCTTTAGCCAATTCTGAAGAGCAGGGGAGTAGATTAAAGGTAGCAGTATTTACTAAATATAAGAACCGCAATGGCTCTTATATTACTGATGAATACGCAGAAACTTTAATTGAATCTGCCACACGCGGCGATACACCCGTTGTTGGTTTTTTTGACCCTGAAACTCAAGAATGGGCTAGTCATACCGGCCCCGTGCTAGCAAATGGTTATGGCTATGTAGAAAGTTTTTTAGGATGGGAGCCTCTAAAAGATACTGATGATGTTGTAAGAGATTATGCAGTTTTCTCTGTAGTACTTTTTACAAAGTATTATGAAGAAGCTAAAAAAATTGTTGGCCAACATCAAAGTATGGAGCTTGATCCCGCGACTATTTCCGGTGATTGGGCAAATTTTGATGGAGTTGATTATTTTGTCTATACTAAAGGTGATATGTTAGGCTTATGTGTAATTGGCTCTCATGAACCTTGTTTCTCTGTGTCCTCTTTCTTTTCTAAAGAAGATGATGCATATAAAACTCAATATGAAAAATTTGCTTTAATGGTTTCTTCTTTAAAGGAGAATGTAGAGCGAATGAAAAGTAACATTCAAGGAGGAGAACAACCAATGGATGAGTTTGAAAATACAGAAGTTGTTGAAACTGAAAATGTTGCTGAGCCCGCTGCAGTTGAAGAACCCGCGGTTGAGGTATCTACTTTTGAAGAAAATTCTGAAGTAAATAATGAAAATGAAGCTGCTGAAAATACACCTGCTGCCGTAGATGATTCTACAAATGCAGAATTTACAGCAACTGAGGAAACAGCAACTGAAACTGAGGATGAACCCGCGGAAGAAGAGCCTACTGAATTCCAATTGCTCCAGCAACAGTTTACAGAGTTACAAACTTCTTATAACACTTTACAGGAATCTTATAATTCTTTAGAAGCTCAGCATAATGAACTTATAACCTCTTATGAAGCACGTATTCAAGAAATGACCGAGCAAATTACTGAGCTTACTACTACTGTAAATAATTATAATGAAAGTGCAGTAAATGAAAAGAAAAATGCTATTCTAAATAAATATGAAAAAATTTTAGATGAAGCGGAATTTGAACAAATTAAAGAACAGTCTAACGACTTTTCTTGTGAAGAGTTAGAGTCTAAATTAGCAATTGCTTTTGCTAATTATAAGCTCGCTAATCCAGAACCTAAAAAGGTTCCACTACCTGAACAACCTGAATCTCAGTTTGCGCTACTTATGAAAAAGTACCGTAAGAACTAAAAATAATAAATTATAAGGAGGAGACGTATTATGGCACGATTTCCTATTACAGTAGGTACTTATGCTACTGTCGAACTTAATCAAGTTGCCTTCCCAAAGACTGGGTTGGTAGTTTCTCAGACTCCCCTTTCTAGTTATTTCACTAAGGCCACCCCTTGTGAGAACGGTATGTGGGTTTCTGCTGATAAGCACTCTGGCGTTATTGCGCCCCTAGCTGCTGTAACTGATACTCCCGTTGGTATTGTTTACACCACTGAAAAGGAGTATGGTTATTATGATATTGGCCTAGCTTCTCATAGCTGGGTTGCTGGCGACTATCCTCGTGTTGGTATCCTAAGTGTAGGCGACACTATTACTACAAATTGCCTACAGCATTCTTTTGCTAATAATGATGCTCTATTTGCTGCTCTAGAAGCTTATGCTACTACTCCTGTATATGTAGTACCAGTAGCTGGTGATCCTGTTCCTATGCTAACTACTACTAAGCCAAATTCTGGCGCTTATGGCGTAGTAACCAAGTTCTATACTATTCCTAACGGCGATAAGGGCGTTAAGTATCAGATTGTAAAACTATAAGGAGGTGCGAACTATGAATACTCTACAAGTTCTAATGAATGGTGTTTTCGGCCGCAAGGTTCCTGCTGAGTTCGCTGCCGCCGATTATGATTATGAAAAGGCTCTACATGATGAGCTAGCAAAGCTACTTTGCAATGATAATGGTACTCTAAATCGTTATAAGTTTGAGAAGAATAAGATTGATCTATTTGAACTACTTTCTGAGAATCTATCTGAAGTTCTTCCTCAGAGCGTTTCTGCTAATCTAGACGCTTTTGCTGAGATTATTCGTATTCCTCAGGGTTCTCGTCCTGAGTTCTTTGTAACTCGCGGCAAGCAGCGTGGTCGTCAGTTTGTAACCCGCGCTACTCCCTCTGGTAACTATGAAAGCTTCCGTCTAGACCGTGAGCGTTTTGATCTATATCCCCAGGCTATTGGTGGTTCTGGTTATGTAGATTTCGAGCGCTATCTAGATGGTGTTGAAAGCATTCTAGACATTTATGAAGTTATTAATGCTGGTATTATTGACCGCATTTATGAGCTAATTCAGGATATGCTACTCCAGACTTGGAACCTAGCTGGCCGTCCTGCTCGCAATAAGGTAGTTGCTACTTCTTTTGACCCTGCTGCCATGAAGAAGCTTTGCAACACTGTTGCCGCTTATGGCTCTCCTGTTATTTATTGCTCTCCTGAGTTTGCTTCTGAAATGGTAAATGCTATTGTTTACAATACTGCTACCAAGATTTCTGATCAGGATATGGTAGACGTTCGTGAGCGCGGCTACATTGGCAAGTTCCAGGGCGTACCAGTAGTTGTAATGCCTCAGTCTTTCACTGACGATTCCAACACTAAGCTCGCCATGAACCCATGCTTCGCTTATGTACTACCCGCTGGCCGCGAGAAGCTCATTAAGCTAGCTTTTGAGGGCACTCCTTACATCCGTGAGTGGGATGACCATGAAGGCGATAATAGCATTAACATTCAGGCTTATGTTAAGGTTGGCGCTGGCATCGTATCTACTCCTAATTATTGGGGTATCTACTACAACAGCGGCATCGCTGCTGATGGTTGGGAAGAGTACAATTCTGCCTTAATTAATGGCTAATAAATATATCGGGGTGGGGTTTCTACCCCACCCCATTTCTTTTTAGAGTTAAAGGAGGATTTAAATTATGACAAACCGTATTATGATTAAAAATATTAGCACAGCAACTGTTGTGATTTCTGTGCCTGAAATTAATTTTCGCCGCGAATTAAGTCCGAGACGGGCTGTTCCACTTACTCGTAGTGAGTATGATGATTTAGTATTTGACCCGGGTTTTAATGCTTTAGTACGTAGTCACTATATTCTTGTTACTGGTGTAGAAGAGGATAAGGCTCTTGACACTGTTACTGAAGTGTATGATGTAGACGCAATTAGAGCAATGTTTGAGAATAAGAATTATTCTGAATTTGCTAAATTTATTGCTTCCGCGGCTCAGGCTGAAAAAGACAGCGTTGTGCAGATTGCTGTTGATAATAATATTACTGATAATGGTTTTTCCGCTCTAATTAAAAAGTATTGTGGCGTTGATATTATTTCTGCCATTAATACAAAGCATTTAGCCGAGGAAAAGTAAATGGCTACGCCATTTCTTAAAGTTTATGATGCTTTTCTAGCGCGCATTACTGCAGATGAATGGACGCTTGAAGAAGAACTCGCAATCGTAGAGCGGGATTGGCAAGAACTTCTACGAATGTCTATTTTTAGATTTAAATATCCGCGAGTATCGCTAGAAATTGAAGAAGTAGAACTTCCACAAGAAGATGAGCGTTGTTTAAAAGTTTATCAATTTGTTGATGATTTAACAAATGATGAAATTCAATTACTTGCTCTATATATGAAACATGAATGGGTAAAGCGTTGTATCGCAAGTTGGGAAAATATTCGCCAACTTTACGCCGATAAAGATTTTTCACAAGCCAATCATCTTGATAAATTAAATAAACTTGAAGCCGCGATTGCTTTAGAAGTGCATAAAGCAGAAGGGATTTATGATCGTGCAAGAGAGAAACGTCCCGCGGTTCTATTTAAAAAGTTAGCAGGTAAGAAAAATGTCGTATGACGTGACTTTTGATGGCTATAAGAATAAGATGAAAGGTCGCCTTTATGGCGTGCTTTGTGAAAAAGAAAAAGACGGCGAGTGGGAAAAGTTTTTAGACTCTATAATTATTGAATTAGAAGGTTTAGGCGCTAATTCAATTAATTATTGGTCTTTACTTGGCAAACTAAATTCATTATATCATTTAAATTACGAGTATTTTAGACGTACTATATTTGAATGTATGAATTTAGTTGGCGGATTAGAGGTTCCCGAATGAATTATTTAGATGTTTATTTTTCTAGAATAAATCATTTAGGCGAAACAACTGCTGAACGCATTCGTAGTGGTGGGATTCGGTCTTTTGAAAAATGGAAGGCTGAATCTCCACATACTGTAAGAAATTTATCAGTAGAGCGAGGAATTTATTTTGACGGCATAATTTTAACAAGCAAAGATAAGGAATATGAAAAAATTATGTTTCTTAATGTTGCTAATGATATTCCATTATTAATTGGGGACATTATGAATTGGGAAGTGCGAGATGGCTCAATTGAAAAATGGATTATTATTCAAGAAGAAAAGAAAGTTAATGATACTTATCGAACTTTTTGGATTGTTCGCTGCAACTATTTAATGAAATGGATTGATGCCCAAGGACATTTACAGCAATCTTGGAGTTATTTTGTTAGTTCATTAGATAGTAAGATTAAAGGCAATTTTAGAACATGGAATAATTTGATTACTCCACAGCCCAATAAATATGCTGAGTTATTAATGCCGCGTTATCCGATTGACAGAGCAACAAATTTTATTGTGGAAGATGAATCATGGACAGTAGTAGAATATGATCATACCAGTGTGCCAGGAATTATTTATCTTTCTTTAACTGAAAATAAGATAAATACAATTTATGATAATACAACAATCAATGTAGCAGATACGGATAAATATGCACAATATAATTTATTACTACCAGAAGAAACTCAAATATTTAAAGTTGGCGACATTATTGAACCTCACTTTACTTTAACTAAAAATGGAGTTCCTAGTAATGAAGCAGTTGTTTTGTTAAGTACTGATAAAACAATTGCAAAAATGGTTGATTATACCGAACAAGAACAAATTGTTCAAAAATTAACCGCGGTTAAAGAAGGTAGTGTAGAAATTATTGTGCAGCTACAAGCCTATCCAGAAATAGTAAAAACGCTTACGATTGTTGTTAATAATAGTGAAGAACAAGAAGAATTGGCTTACATTGAAGGTAAGGCTTCTATTAAATTAGATAGATATGAAGAGTATGAGCTAAAGAGCTCTTCAGAGATTACTTCAGAAGTAATCTTTACTTTAGAGTCTACTAATTTGGCAACAATTGTTTCACAAGAAGCTAATAAATGCCGAATTAAAGCCAATATGAAAAATAATTTAGGGACTATTATTTTACATGCTACTTATAAAGAGCATGATTATATAAAAGAAATTTCTATTGTTCCATTATGGTAGGTGAAATATTATGGATTTAGATAATACACAAAGACGATTTGCCATAATGGGCGAAAATGCGTTTTTAATCGCAAATAAGTTAATGAAAAATCAACGTTTGTGCCGTTTATTAAAATATCAAACAAGAGCCCCTTTTGCTGAAAGCTGGACTGATCCGATCACGCAAGAAGTGCGGGCGCAGCCAGAGGTTCAAGGGGAAGATTTAATTAACAAGCAAATACTGATTGTTCCAAAAGTATTTGATGATTCAGTTGAAAAAATGTCTTATGTTATTTCTGTATTTGATGATTTTACTGTAAATCAATTAAATCCAGAATTTAAAGTTTCAACTGTTCGGTTTGATATAGCTTGTCCTTATGACGAATGGATTTTAAACGATAAGTCTTTAAGACCATATCTTATTATGGAAGAAATAGATAAAATGTTTAATCAAAGCAAATTAAAAGGTATTGGCAATCTTCAATTTTATCGGGCAGATAATTTAACATTATCACCTTGGATTGGTGGATATTCAATGAGGTATAAAATCAATGAATTTAACTGATAATGAAGTTTTAAAATTTCAAAAAGGTTCACCGGTATTTATTGAAGATATATGTGCAGTTTTTCCCGCGACATTAGGTGAGATAGTAGATGAAGGTTATGATAATTTTCAAAAATATCTTAGCATTGTACTAATTGAAAAACCTGCTAATACAGAGCATAAGGGCGATAAAGAATTAACAGAATTATTAGCAAAGTTAACAGATTTTCAATATTTGTTGATGTTGGCTTTAACTGATAAAGTAGTAAATCAAACGATAAAAGATGCTTTTCGTTTCTTTACTCATGAATCGATTAATTTTTCTATAGACCCAGCACAAATTATAGTTGGCCCGCCTGAAGAAAAACACATTTTAGATGAGGAAAAGTTCTATGATTTTCAGCGGCTTATTCGTCGAATGTATTTCATAGAACAAGAAGGAGAAGAAATTATTATTAGTGATAGTGATTCTCCTGCCACTCGGCGCATAAAGGAACAAATGCGGGCAAATCGTGAAAAAGTTAGAAAAGCAAAAGCAAAAAAAGCCGCGCAAGAAAAATCAGACTTAAAATTTTCTGATTTAATTGGTAGCTTAACAATTAATAATTGTAATTTAAATATGGTAAATATTTGGGATATTACATATTATGCTTTTCATGACCAATTGAAACGAATGGGCTGGCGTGACCAATTTGATATTAATAATAGAGCAGCACTTGCTGGTGCTAAGCTTAAAAAATCGCAATTGAAGCACTGGATGCGTTCAATCGCAAATTCTGATAAAGACTAGTTTTTATAAGGAGGTATACTCTTATGGCTGTAAATATTTTTGACAAGTATGGCATTAAGGAAGTTGCCAATGTATATTTTGAGGCCCTAGATGATGACCCTGCTGCTGGCGTTTATGCTGGTGACATTGTACTATATCTAGATACACTAAAGGTTTCCACTATTGAGACCACTGCTGAGTCTGTAGATGCACAGGGTGGTTGGGGTAATCCTAAGCTAATTACTTGGGACTATGGTAAGGAATTAAACCTTACTCTAGAAGATGCTCTAATTTCTCT